AGACCAGTAAAATATAAATTTAAAGAAGATAAACATAGTGGTAAAATGAAATATGGTATTATAGCTCAAGAAGTTCAAGAGGTTTTAATAAATTTAGATAAGGAAGATACTTCTTTTATTGAAACTGACAATCCTGATAAACTTGGTGCAGATTATGTTCAATTTATTGCACCATTGATTAAATCAGTTCAAGAACTAACAGAAAGAGTAGAAGCTCAACAAAAAGAGATAAATGAGCTAAAAAACAAATAAAAAATTGTATTTCGTATACTTATATGATATATATTAATGTTAAACAATCTAAATTAAGGAGTTATCAAAATGGCTAAAGAAATTAAATTTACAGACGACGAGTTAAAGTCTCTTAGTGAATTAAGTCAAGGTTATCAGAACATTCAAAATGCTTTTGGGCAATTGAGAGTTCAGAAGATTTTACTTGAACAACAGAAGGACGGTCTTGAAGAAGCTGAAGTGAAAATGGAAGCTGATTACGCTGAAAACCAACAAAAAGAACGTGATCTGGTAAAAGAATTGAATGAGAAATATGGACCTGGTTCATTAGATCCTCAATCAGGTGTATTCACACCAACACCAGAAGAAGAACCTGCTATTGAAGTAGAAGAATCTTAAATAAATCTCTGATCGGTTGTATTTTGAGAATTTCTTTTATATTTATATATAATAGATTTTCATATTAATTTTTTAACCTTTAAAGGAGAAAACACATGGCAGAGAGAATAGTGAGTCCAGGTGTATTTACTCGTGAGAAAGATTTATCTTTTCTTCCACAAGGAATATCTGAAATAGGTGCAGCAATTGTAGGACCAACTAAAAAAGGTCCTTCTTTTGTTCCAACTGTAGTAAGAAACTTTGCGGAATTTGAAAGTATTTTTGGTTCTTATGACACGAGTTATTATACACCTTACGCTGTACAAGAATATTTGCGTTCCGCTGGAACTGTAACAATAGTAAAAGTAGGATATCTTGGTGGATATAAAGTTGCTGGATTTAATATCTTAGCAAGTGGTTCATCAGCGGTATATGGCGAGGATGGTAAAGTTGTAGTTGCATCGATTATGCCTACAGTAGAAAATAATGAAGGTGGGAGTGGATTAAGTGGTTCTCTTGGTGGTAATAATAATTTAGGTTCGTTTACCTTAAACATACATGGAAACTCTGTTAATACTCTAACAGGATTAACTTTCGTAGAAAAAGGTGCTGCCGGTGGTGGTTTAGATGCCGCTGATTCTGCTTATATTGGAAAAGCAATACCATCAGATCCACAAGCTAGATTGATTGGTTCAACTGCAGCTTCTGGATATTTATTCAAAACCTTTAGAAGTAGTATTAGTGCTTCATTTTCTGCAGGCGATTTAATGATTTCAAGTTCATCAGCTTTAAGTACTGAAATCGTATCACAATCATTTAATGAGGGTGTAGAAACAGTAGACACTTCAGACGGAAATTACATTGTAAGTAATACAGGTAATAAAGACGCTGCTGCTGCTAGAACACCTTTCGTACAATCACAATCTCCTGTAACAAATCTATTTAGGGTTTATACAAGAGCTGATGGTGATGATACTAATGGTCATTATGTAATAATCAGAGATGTTAAGAGACCACAAAACTCTAACTCAAGTCCTGATTATGCTCAATTTAGTTTATTTTTATATGCGTCTGATAATCCAAGTGCTGTAGAAAGCTATAGTGGTTTAAATATGGATCCAGAATCGTCTAATTATTTAGCTAAAGTAATTGGTGATCAATTCTCAACTGTTGCTAGTGATGGTGAAGTTACTACTTATGGTAACTATCCAAACTTGTCTAGGTTGATTAGAGTTGGTGATTATAAAGAGGATGTTTTCAGAAGTAATCCTAATCTACAACCAATGGGATTTGCTGCTATAAATAATCCTATAGTATCAGGTACTGCTACTCAAGTTCCTAGTGCTTCAATGAACCTAAGACAGACATATGATGGTGGATCTACAAATTCTTCCGTATATGTGGCTGATTTACCTTATGGTTTTAAGATAGACACTGGATTCTTAGCTAATCAGACTGCTACAAATAAAGAATATTTGTCGGCAATTCCTTATCCGGTAGCAGTGGGTAATAATGTTGCTTTTAACTTACAGAATGAATTTGGATATGGCGCTTCGACAGATGATGAATTTACCAAATATTCAAACTTTTCTATAGGAACAAGCACTCTAACCATATCTTCATCTACACAACAGTTGAAGTTTGCTGTTCCTTTTCAGTTTGGTTTTGATGGTATAAATCCAGCTGCAGCTAAGAAAACAGGAACTTCAATGTCAGCAACCAATACAAGTGGATTTGATTGTTCTACTGCTACCTCTACTGGTACAACTGCTTATAAGAAAGCAATCAACGCAATCTCTAATCCTGATGAGTATGATATCAATATGTTAGTAACACCTGGTATTATACATAAACATCACTCTGTAGTTTCAAATCATGCAATTGATAAGATAGAAGCTAGAGCTGATGCATTCTATGTAATGGATGGTAATGACATAGATGATAATGTTGCTACTGCTGTAAATAATGTTGTTACTTTAGATACTAACTATGTAGCTACATATTATCCTTGGGTTAAGATGGACAATCCTGCTGGAAACGGACAAATATTCGTTCCACCATCAGTAGTAATTGCTGGTGTAATATCTTTCACAGATAGTGTGGCACATGAATGGTTTGCTCCTGCTGGATTAAACAGAGGTGGATTAGATAATGTTAGAATGACTAAGAAGAAACTTACTCATACTGATAGAGATACACTTTATGAAGGTAGAGTTAATCCGATTGCTTCATTTCCTGGACAAGGAGTTGTAGTATTTGGCCAAAAGACACTACAGGCTAAACCATCTGCTTTAGATAGAATTAATGTTCGTAGACTATTAATCAGATTGAAGAAGTTCATTGCTTCCTCAAGCAGATTCTTAGTATTTGAACAGAATGATTCATCTACAAGAAGTAGATTCTTAAATATTGTGAATCCGTTCTTAGAATCAGTTCAAGCCAATAGTGGTTTGAGTGCATTCAAAGTTGTTATGGATGAGTCTAACAATACACCTGATGTCATTGATAGAAATCAGTTGGTTGGGCAGATATTCATACAACCTACTAGAACGGCTGAATTTATTGTTTTGGACTTCTCAGTATTGCCAACAGGCGCTGCGTTTCCAGAGTAATCGATAAAGTCACATACAAAGTACAAAAGCCCCACTTATTTAGTGGGGTTTTTTGTTTTATTGATATTTATATATGATGAAGTAACGTTAAACTGTTAAGATGAGTAGTTCATCAATGTCTTAACATAAGAAAGGTTTAACAACAATTAACAATAAACTAATTTGAGTAGAACTTAAATTAAATTAGGAGAAGTATAATGGGAACAAGAAGTTCTTTAGCCAAACTTTCAAGGGAATTATATCCCGGTTTGGAAGCAATCGATCAAAATATAGTATCTGTAGATGATGCAAATACATTTTCAGCCATTCAAAAGTTTGTTGGAAACACAGGCTTAGTACCAGGAACAGGAATATCAGGTGTAGCTGGTGCTCATACGAGTTGGAAAGAGTTTATCGGTAATCAAGTTCAGAAAACATCAATACTTATTGACTTAGTAGGTCTAGCTTCAGGTGGAGCTAATGATATTATTGGTAAAGATGGTGGAGTTGCTAACTGTCACATTGGACAATATACTGTCGCATCATGTGGTACATTAGACTCTATTAAAATGAGTTGGTTAGAACTTGCAGCTGGTGGTGATCCAGACATTAATTTGTGTTCAGCTGATGAAGCAACTTTAGCAGAAAATACTGCTTTAAGTGCCGGTTCAAATCCTGTAACAATAATCAATGGTGGTGATGGTACAGCTACTGATAATACTAAATTATCAGCTAGAACACTTGCTACTGCAAATCAATACTTATATCTGTCAAATGGTGCATCAACTGATGCTGCTTACACAGCAGGTAGATTACTTATTGAATTATGGGGTACTGTATAGTATTAACATAACAAAGTAAATGAATAAGGGGAGTTTTTACTCCCCTTTTTTATTACCTATAAAACTATGAAAAAACTATGAAATAATAAGGTGATAATCTGTATCGATTTTTCAGTTTGTTTATATTTATATATGAAAGAATTAAACACTTATTAGGAGAACTGAAATGCCAGACTTAATCGATCCTTCAGAAATTATGTTCACTCCCTTTGAACCAAAGGTTAAGAATAGGTTCATTATGTATATAGAGGGAATACCTGCATACCTCATCAAAGCAGCCAATAGACCATCAATTACATTTGAACAAATAGAATTGGATCATATAAACACAAAAAGATATGTAAAAGGAAAGGGAACTTGGGATGAGTTAGAAATTACTCTATATGACCCAATCGTACCGTCTGGTGCTCAAGCCGTTATGGAATGGGTAAGATTACATAAAGAGTCTGTAACAGGAAGAGATGGTTATTCAGACTTCTATAAGAAAGATATTACATTTAATGTATTAGGACCAGTTGGTGATAAGGTTGAAGAATGGACACTTAAAGGTGC